CTGGCTGCTTTCAGTGCTTTCCGCACCATCGTAGGTCACGGCGATGCCCGCGAGAGCGGCGTCACGCAGCATCCATGGGCGCTGGGCCACATAAATCGCGTCAGACTCGTTGAGCGGTTCGGTCAAATCAACATTTCGAGACATTTTATGCCCTTCTCATTCTTCCTTGGATTTGGGTAGGAGCCGGGGCAAGCCACCAAGGAGAGACTTGCCCCGGCTCCGGTCTAAAGCCCAGGCGGTTTAGACCGCGTACTGGGTCGGCGTGGTGTACGTCGTGCTCGCGGTGATCTGCATCACTGCGGAACCTCCGCGCTGACGGATACCGGTGCCGGCACCGCGCTGGTAGAACGAATCCGTCAGCGGGTAGTTGTTGTCTGGACCCTTAACGAGTCGCAGACCTCGGAGCGAGGCATTGGCATGCTCGCGGAGGCCAACCGGGTTGGCCAGATTCTCCGGGCCGCCAGAGCCGATTGCGACGATGTAACCTGCTGGGAACAGGTCATCCTCCACCAGAAGCGCCTCGCCATAGGAGCCGATGACATTGAGCCCCTTGTAGGCGGAAGCAGGTCGCCCGCCGGAAACAGCCTGACCAGGCTCCAGAATCAGAGCAGTTGCCTGGCTCTGGCTGGGGATGAAGTCATACGTGTCGCCAGAGGCGATTCGGAACTGCTTTGCGACCTTGCCCTGAGCAGAGTTCATCGCAATGATCTGCTGAACGCCGTTCGTCTGGTTGTAGCCGTGGTGGGTGAGGTGCTCCATAATTGCATCGAAGTCGCCTGAGTCCACCACTGCCGCGCCAGAAGTGAGATAGTGGTCGTGGGTTCCGTCGAACGTATTCGTCTTGTACGCGGGCGGAACGGTTCCATCATTATTGTAAAGCGCATACACGTTGACGTCCTGGCCCTGAATCTCCGCACTGCGGTTCACCTTGGAGAACAAAGCATTCATCACCAAGTTGAATAGCAGTTGGTTGTCGGCCTCAATCGCCGCCGCATGGAGCGACTGCACCTGGGCTGCGGAAGCCTCGGCAAGGTAGCGCCACGTGTAGCGAATCGCAACGTCAAACCAGCCAAAGTCATAGCCCATATTGAAGAAGGCCGGAGTCTGGCGAATGCCACGAGGCTCACCATACTCAGATGCGCGCTCAAACTGCGCACCGGAGAGTTGCGAGACCTGGTCAACATTCTTGGTGACAGGGAAAGTCAAGAAGGAAACGATGGCGGTGCGTTCTGCATTCTGCAGTGTCAGCGTGTCCTGAAATTCCTTCCACATCTGGTTGTAGTCGATGCCGTCCGTGGACTGCGTAATGAGGACGTCAGACTGCTGATTGAAGCCAGTCTCTGCGCCGCCCAAGCCGGGCATAAGGCCCAACGAGAGAGGGTTGACAAGGCGGCTTCCCGGAGCAGCGAGCGTGTTGAGCGCCGATGCGGGAACGGTCATGATCTTGTTGGTCATTGTGATCCCTTCCTAGAATCCGGCAAGTACGAGGCGATCTGCCTCAATGGTGTATCCGACAAATACATTTGAGGTCGCGGTCGCGGTGAGCGTTCCGTCGGTGACATCCGCGAAATACTTGGTGCCCGCAACGAGGCCTTCGCAGTCCACGATTTCCGCAAACTTGAAGATGTCGATTGGCATGCCAGCGGCGGAATTGTACCTGCTGGCAATAACGATTCCGACATAGCCAGACTGATCTTCTGCGCCAATTACAGCGAGGCCGGAGGAGTTAATGGAAACTCCAAGCGGAACGCCGTAATCAGCCGCTTCAATGTCGGCTGCCAGAAGCGCACGATTTACGCCAATTGTGGAATCGGTCTTATCGACACGAGCCATAATGGTTTACCTGCTTTCTGATTTGAATGTGAACTAACCTACCTACGTAGGCCAGGGTACTTACTCTGGAGTTCTGCTTTGCGAGTTGCCTCCTTGGCGGACTTTGTCCGCGAGTCTCCGCCACCACCCTTGTTCCCTGACTTGTCGCCAGACTTCTTGGGCTTTTGCTTCCTCTCAGGCTTCTCAGCGTTGAGGAGGTACGACTTGTTGGATGCCAGCGACTCAAGGGCATCTCCGAGTCCGTGCACAACGCCGTCGTCGTCAATCTCTACCTTGCTCAAATCAGCAAGGCGGAGTGCCGCGTCAGGGTCGTGCCAGGTGTGAGAGTTGTCCTTGAGAAACGCATTCTCCAGCGCCATGTCCGCAATTCGCGTTGACATACTCTTGTTGTCCGCCTCCAGGGTTGACAACTGCGTCTTGGTCGCCTCATCCGTGGTGCCATCCTTCTTCAGCCGAGAGATCTCAGCCTCCAGGGAAGTCACCTTAGTTTCGGCAGCCTTGCGCTTTGCATAATGGCGGTCGCGCTCCTCTTCAAGGTTCTTGATACGGCGATCCTTGGGATCATCCTTATCATCATCCTCATCGTCGTTGTCGTCACCGTCGCCGTCTCCGGACTTGTCGTCCTTGTCGTCGCCGTCGTCGCCATCGCCGCTTTCGCCGTTGTCGTCATCGTTGAGGTCATCCTCATCGTTGTCTTCTTCGGCCCCGACCAAGAACAGTTCAACTGTTGGTCGGCTTAGCAGTGCTTCCAGGGTCTCCCTGTTGTTGCACTTCATCATCAGAGTTTCCTCCACTTGTAGTTTCCTTGGGTTTGTTGCGTTTTCTACTCTACCCCAAATGGAAACTCCGCGCTTGCCCTGGGGATTACCCCTGCGCAATGCCAACCAGCGGGCTATCGCCATAACCTCCATTAAGCAAGTTGTTCATAAACTCCGCTTCCGTCGGCAGACGCGGAACTATAAAGCAGAAGCAATGAGGGTGCGGCTTCATCGGCACAGACTTTACACCGTATGGGCTGTCAATCTGGAGGCTGTTGCATTCGTCAGCCTTTGGGTGTGAGGAGGATAACTTCCAGTCCATCGAGTCCACAATGCCGGACGCTTGCGAGCGCTGGATAGATCCGGCGTGGAAGGCATTGTTGAGTTCCGTCCGCGCAAGCCGGTTCGCGGCATAGTTCGCGCCGCCCGGCGTATTGGGGTTGACAAGGTCGATCACCGATGCTGCAAAGTCCTTAGCAGATGAGCCGCGAACGATGGCTGTGTTGATCCGGTTATCAAGGAGGTTATTTGAGAAAGCCGTTGCATTGTAGACCGACTTTGCGAGCGGCTGCTTGGAACCTCCAAGCCTATCCATCAGCGTCCGCGTTCCGTTCGCAGCGGTCTGGGCTTGGGACTTCGCGAATACATCAAGCGACTGTACTCCAGCCTTGGAATCTGTGAGCGCCGTCAAGAGCGGGCGCTCGTACTGATAGATCGTGTCATAGGCTGCGCTAATTGCAGCCCTCTGGCCAGCGTCGGTGATCTCACCAACAGTCTTGAAGGCTGTGCCCAGCGTTGCTTTGAGCGCGCCCCGCTGGGCCTTGAGTTGGGCTACCGTCAGCGGGTTGGTTCCGTCCGGGAGCGCTGCGAGTTGTACGGTGATAGACTTCATCGCCGTTATCATCGCCCGTCGAACGTCCGCAAGAGCCGACTGATTCACCCTCAGGGATCTGACAAGCGGATACTTGGGATCTTTCGGGCTAAGCGTTGCCATCGCTCGCGCTCAACTCGCCAGCGGCGCGGCTTGCGTACGGATCTGCCTGCTCAGCGCGCTTGGCCTGCGACTCCAAGGCGGCTGCGAGATCAGCAGGAGCGAGATCGTAGCCAAAGTCCTCCACCAGGATCTTGTGCACAAAGTCCAAAGCGAATATTCCAGCCGAATAGCCGTTGACTAACTCCTCCCAACGCGCCTTGCGGTCGAATGGGATGCGGTCTGTGGTGTCCGTCGTGGAGATTATGCGAACCTCGCCCAAATTGACACCCTCATAGACGCTGAACCAGGTCTTGAGGTCGTGGAACATCTGCGAAAGCACAGAGTTGATCTCTTTATCACGCGAATCCGCCTCATCAAACAGCGGTTGCATTCGAATGGACAGCGCGATCCCGGATTCAGTCACACTACCGCGACTTCCCAGTGCGATTTCGTTGATGCCGGAGGCTCCGTAAGCGCTCTCCTCCAGATAGGCGATGTGACTTTGCGAGGGATCGACAGAGGACACGCCGGGAACGCGCTTAAAGTGCTTTCCATTGCCCACCTCCACAACGCGGTTCGGCCCCAATACCCAATCTGTTGGATTGCCGTCCTGATCCACAGGCGCTCCGGAATCGGTCTCATACATTCCGAGACCGGCCATGGCCAGCGCGAAATCCTCATCAGTCGCCGCCTGGTTGATCGCCACAAACAGCGACTCAACGCCAGACAACTCCGAGCGCCCAAACGGATCACCGCTGGTGTGGGCATTTCGGATATGGTAAAGCGGAACCGTCAGGATTCCCGGAAGGATCTCCAGCGCGACTGCCCAGGGCACGGCGACTTGGACCCGCTCATCAGGGTCGCTCCAAGAGTCAACCTCATAGGCGGTGCAGTCGTAGGCAATCTCCGTGGCGCTCGCAGGCCCGTCTGGCACATAGCCTGGGTGGTCTGGATGAATGGGCTTGAGCCAGCGCTGCACCTTGACCACAACGGTCTCATCGTCGTCAAGGACGTATTGCTCAACGATCATCGCGCCGGAGAGCCGGTTGATGTTGGCGTCGGAGGTCAGCGGGAAGTAAGTTGACGGATCAATAGACTCCACAGAGATCCGGCTACCCTCAGCCTTGTCAGGGTCTGCAGACAGATACCAAACCCAGTCGCCGCGTCGGAGGCATTCCCGATTCCCGCTCTCAAACTTGCCCAGCATATTCTCGCGAGTGAACAGGTCTGAGAACGTTGACATTGCTAGCAACTCCTCCGGTCCGATTACGGGCGCACCGTCGCTGTCCACAGGCACCGCTCCGGTCGCCGGATCTAGCGCAGGCAGGACAGAGAAACCCCAGTTGCGACCGACGTAGCGAGCGAACGTATTGATGAGCCGCTTTGCCGTAGGAACATAGACCGGCGCGTCATCGCTTCCGCGCAAGAGCAACTTGTACGTTCCAGGCGCATTGTAGTACAAATCATCGTACAGCGAGTATGCCGCGAGACGTTGGGCGCTGTACTCATCAACCCAATCCGCGAGCGATCCGCTGGTGTACGGCGATGCCGTTGAGTATGGGGTTGTGAGACTTGCTTCTGCCATTTCTATTTCCGAATCTGCTTGCCGGTCTTACCGGAGTCGCTTGACTTGTTCTCTTTGAGACGCCCATCACGCTTTGTCCCTTTGGATGGCTTGCTGCCCATGGCGCGCTCCTCTCTGGTTTGGGATCTACTCTACCTGGAGCGGCCCATGCGCGCCTTTGACACACGCGCTCGCGTTTCCTCTGGAACCGTCTCGCCATACTTGGCGGCAAAGAATCGCCCTAAGGCTTCTGGTGTGTGGTCGTCCTTAGGCACCGGATTCTCAAGAGGATTCCTCCCGGCCTCATCCTTGGTTTCTGGGTATCGGTAGTCGCCCATCTCCCGGATTGTCTGGGTGCAGGAATGGTCAATCATCAACTTGGGCTTCTTGTCCGGATGATCGTCCGCAAGCGCCAGCGGCTGCGCCCGGAGCCAGCGGCGCATTAAGTCCAACCGCGTAGAGATCAATCCGCCCGTTCGTCCGGAGATCGTCACGCGCCATTTCTCTGCGAGGGTCGCGGAGTCGGCAGGCCCGGCGGGGTCCGGGTACAGCACCGTCGCGGCGCGAGCGAGCGGCCCCAAGACGGGATCCTCGTAAACGTCCTCCGCAAACTCAGTCGCCGTCCGGTTTCTGCGGTAGTACTCTCCGCAAATCCATACGTTGTCCCATGTGTCCCACTGGACAAACAGCGCGACGTTGGGGTTGGTGAAGCCATAGTCCGTCGCCACCACGAGTGGCCAGCGCGGATTGTAGGGATGGGTGCCAACGTTGATCTCTTCATCAAAGTCCTTGAACACCACCCCAACGAACTCCGTGAACTCCGCGCCGATCTCCTGCTTGAACTTCTCACCGCTCATAGAGTCCTCCATCTCCAAGATCTCGGAATCCTCGCGACCGTCCGGGAACACAAACTCATTACTCCAAGAAGGAGCCTTCACCGACCACCACTCCGGATTGATCTCATTCTGTCCTCGCATCCAAGCCCGGTAAAACCAATTCTTGCCTTCCGGCGTAGACGTCATCAATGCCCATCCGCGATGGTCCGCGAGTGTGGGCCGGATGTACTTTGTCCACACGCTCTCCTTGAGTTTAGCGGCCTCGGCTAGAATGACGCCTTTGAGTCCTTCACCGACCAGGGTTTGGGGATACTTGGCGCTCTTGCCGTGGACTTGGAACCGCCCGCCAAAGAGAGATATATGCATATTGCCGCCAATAGCATCATAATAGGTTCCCGGTTTATCAAAGGGCGCACCGAGGTGAACCAGGTCATTGTACAATACCCGGAATTCCTTCTCAGCATCGGAATACTCCGGACCGACAATCCAATACTCATGGCGCAATCCCTTGGGCTCCAATTGCGATTTCACCGCCTGGGCAATCAGCGCGGCATGAGT